GCAAACTCTTCTCCCCCGTCATTGGAGATATCCATAAGGTTATCAACAACTATGAGAGTCGGCGAACAGCCCCACAATTCCTCGAATGCTTCTACCTCTTGATCGAGATCTGCCAGCGTAGGTGCTGACTCAAACGACCAGAAGATATGCCCCGAGGAATCATTAATTGTTTTACGACTACCCTCAATATCTTCGTTGAGCATGTGCTCAGCATCAGACTGGGACTTGCTGGTAATCATAGATAGCAGACGCATAGCCATTGTGTGAGCGTTTGTGTCGGCTGATACATACAAGGTAGGAACTTTAGCCCGTAGCGCAATAGCCAAAGCCAGTGTCGACTTACCAGCACCAGGAGTGCCAGCAATCATCGAAACTTCGGATCGGCGAATAACTACTTTGTTGGCATCAAACGTGCGGAACACTGATGGTAATGGTTCACCACCGATGTCCTTTCCACCAACTGCACGGGCTAGGGTTCTCATATCTTAGAATGTACTCCATTCAGAATCGTGTCGGCGTACCCATACTGGTTCGCACTGATCTGGTGTTCCTTTAGGTGAAGGACACATGTATGCCTTCCATGGACCCTTTGCACCTGCACCTGTTCGCTTGGTCATTACACCATGTGAGCAGGTCTTAGATGATGGTCCAAGATTACCAGCATTGGTTGGGTGTGCAGTGTGAACTGCCTCAGCCCCAGGAAATGCTGCTGCGATATTCTGAACTGCTTGAACACCGTTGCTAGGTGCTCCTGTTAGAGACTGTGCCATTACCTTGAGTACATCCTGTGACTCTTCGATACCGACTGCACTCTCTAGTGCTTCACAGAAACCAACGTAGGTCTCTGAGGCTACCACGAAGATACGTCCATCGGGTAGTTTACTGCTGACTTGGAAGTTTCCAGTCATTTGTTATCTCCTTTTTTTGTTGAGTGAAGAAACTTGCATGAGGATATCACACCACATCTGCCACAGTTTGAAAAGTTGGGCAGGAAGATCGTGTTCTTACGAGCAGTGTCGAACATATTGAGGATGTCCTCGACTCGCTCAGCATGTAAAAATTCTAGGTTCCATTGTGAAACTGTACCAGTACGTGCATCCCAGAAACCTGCCCTATCGACAGTAATCCCATGCTTACCCAATGCCCATGCATACACTGCAAGTTGCAAAGGATGCTTCTGGGATGACGCACCAGTTTTGATGTCGATGAGTACCCTATTCCCATCGAAATCGGTCATGACTCTATCAATTGCCATCTTGACGATAGTATCCTCGATAGGAATCTCATACTGCTTTTCAATAAAATCTTCGTAGACATTCCAGCCATTGTTGCGGAACTTGATCCACTTCTCAAGCATCCAGATGCCTTCGCCATACCACCACGACATGTCCTCACGTTTGGCATATTGCCATGTGTTCATGTCTCCGTGGAGTTCTTCATCTTCTTTGACCTGATCGAACCAGACCTTGTTCCAGATGGTTTCGGGATCTCCGCCTTCGAGATCATAAACTTCGGTAGCCTTATGTACGGCTGTACCACCAGTGAACCAGACGGCGTGTGCTTCTTGCACACCCTCAACTTTGGTGAGGTAGTACTTCCAACCACACTCTTGCCAAGTGGTCAGTGATGAATAGGAAATATGCTTTGGTAAATCGCTCATGGGAGCACTATATCAGACGATTATGTTTTAGGAAGATTGAACCCTCTACGAAGTCAATCGCGTCGTCGATATCCGATTCGATATCTATCCAGAGTTCTGACGAACTCCCAAGTACACTACATCTCCGCATTTCTAAATCCCTGCCTGAGTCCTGAATTTAAGAAATGCCCCCCTACCCCCCAAAAAAATTGGTGGTTCAGGGAGGCGATGAACTAGGCTTTGCCGTCGTCCGTCATTTGAAGTTTCTGCCCCACGGTTTAACCCGCCCACGAAGGATATCATGTGATACGATCTTCCGCATGATAGAGATAACCATCTGCGACGAGTGTCGCAAGACCATCAACACCGAAGATGACACTTTTGTAATTGTCGACAAAGTATACTACTGCTACGACTGCTGGAGGAATGTCTGATGCCTACATACGACTACGAATGCCCTGGGGATGGGGAAGTCATAGAGTTCACCCTACCCTTCGACCATGAGGCCCCTCTATGCCCCTGTGGAGCCCTTATGAGGCGTGTTTTCAACCCTGTGCCAGTCAAGTTTAACGGCTCAGGATTCTATTCCACAGGTGGGTAACAGAAGTTAATCAGAGTAAATGCACTTTGAGTTGGGACGATTTGATGACCCGACCTATACAATCACCCTCGGAAGCCAAAAACTAGGCGCAACTCGCCATCTTTCGGGGCGATTTGGGGCATTGTAGAGACGACAAAAAGCCCCCCACCAGAGGTTAGTCTGATGAGGGGCTGATTGTTGAGAGCAGGCTAGGTTACTTAGAACCCTTGCCGAACTCTGGGGACTTAGGATCGAGAGCCTTCCACACAGGTGCGATGAAGGCTGAGACGAAGGCATAAGCCAAAGTCTTTGGGTCAGTTACACCTGACATGTAAAGCGCCGTAACTGCAGGAACTGCAGCACGTGCATATGTCGTTACGATTGCAACGAGTTTATCTTTTGTCATGTTTCTCCTTATGACTTGAATACTGGCTTGCCAAAACCGACGACAGACACGACTTGTGACTTGCGGAGTTTGGAGCCATTCTTCTTCTTGTAGGCGCGTACCTTGAGGCATACTTGCCCTCCGTTACGCTGGTCGCCCTTCTTATCTGGGGCGGTATTGCCTTCGATACAGGTGACTGTGCCATCGCCGTTATCTTTAACGACAATGCCAACGTGAGAGATGCGGTCTACCCCGTCGTTAGGGAAGTCAAAGAACACGATATCTCCTGGAAGAGGAATTGCTTCCTCAGCCTTTTCCCACTGGTTCTTTTTCATAAACGCGGTAGCACCTGCAACTGTTGATACACAATTAGGGATCTTGAGACCCACTTCATTGGCACACCAGTTAACAAATGAGCCACACCAAGGCAAGAAGTTCGCCTTAGTGAAAGCACCGTACTTGGTTTCGTTGTCCTTAGGACCTTCGATTACACCGATTTCGCCTCTGGCGATTGCGATGAAGTCTAAACGTTGACCCATTATTCACTCGCTTTCTTATCAACCTTAGCAAAGGCTGCGTTGATTTCTTCTGAGGTGAGGCTTCCATCTGCTAGGTAGAAACGGGCAAGGGCTTCAAGCACACGTGCTGCTCCCAAGGCTCCAGCAAGCGTTGCTGCCTGCCATACTTCAATCCCAACCAATGATCCAGCACCGATAACTCCGAGAGATTCTGCTGCGATTACCGCAAAGATTCTCATCATTACGTTCTTGAATGTATCCATTATTCGTCCTTCATGTTTCGGATGTTGAGGGTCACTGCCCAAATAACAAGCGTGACCATGATTGCATAACCAACTACGGTCTTTGCAGACCCTTCTAGAACAACCCAGGCGGTGAACATGCCTAAGATTGTCCAGAGTTGGTTAAAGAAATCTGAGAACCATTTTTTCATTAGGGTTTCCTTCTGTATGCGGCTACTGCAGCAGCACCTGCTGCGGCTTGGGTGGCTATGTTTCCAGCAATGATGGCTGATAGAACAACCTTCTCTGACTCTTCTCTTACCTCAGGTGACATATCTGCACCAATGTTTGATAGGGCGGTAAGGACTTGTCCTGGATCTGTAAAGAGTTCTGCAAGCAATTCGGCAGGATTCTCAAGGAGTTCAAGAGCAATCACTACCTCTGCTGTCAGGATGACTCCGTTCTCCAGTTCCACTGGAGTATCAGGAGGCAACACGCTGAGGTCTGTCGATTCAGTAAGTTGTACAACTTCTGGTACAGTTGGCTCAGGTGTTTCTATAGGAGGCTCAGGTTGTACTGGTTCAGGCGTTGGCTCAGGTTCAATAAGTTCAACCTCAGGCTCAAGTGGCTCTGGTTCGTCAACGATCTCAGGCTCCGTAATTTCAGGTTCCTCAACGGGCTCTTCTGGCTCAAGAGGAATCTCAGGCTCTACGACCTCTGGTTCATCCACTGGTTCGTCAACCTCAGGCTCTGGTTCTTCAGGAACTTCAGGCGTGGGTTCTGGTTCAGGCTCAGGTTCTGGCTCTGGAGTAGGTTCAGGTAATGGTTCGGGTGATGGCTCTGGTTGAGGCTGTGGCTCAGGTTCTGGTCTTGGTGGCGATACCACTATTGGCTCTGGTTGTACTATTGGTGTTGGCTCGGGAAGAGGAGTAACCACAGGTGTTGGAATTGATTCTGTTGTTTGGGTATCTACCGTTGATGTCTCTATTGGTAGTACAGGCGTTGAAGTATCGGAAGTTTGAGTCTGTGTCTCAACGGTTGCAGACTCAGTTGCAGTTGTTGTCTCAGCAGGTGCAGAAACTGTATCAGGAGACGGAACAACTACAGTCGGAGAATCGACACTTACGGTCTCAGAATCTTCTGTTGAGGGACTCGGAGAGGGGCTTGGTTGAGGCTCGGGAGCAGTTGAAGTCTCTGAAACAACAGTTTGAGTCTCAGAGACTACAGTTTGAGTCTCGGTGGGACTTTCGTGATTAGGAACTATACCGCCATAATAACGAAGAGTGTTATCAGAAAGACTGTCACTAATATAAACAGTGAATCGTCCACTGTAACCTCCTTCACAATACAGTCGGGGAATGCTACCTTTACCATCAAAGAAACTATTACTATTGTCCCAACCAACCGTAGCAGTAATGCTTTCGCTACCATCGGGAGTAGCACAGGTAATTGATACATTGTAGACCATTACGGCCTGTGATGATGCTGGGAATAAATAAGATGTGCCTACAACTAAGAGAATAATTCCTAGTCTACTTGCCTTCCTTCTCACAGAGGAGGAGATATATTTGGTCAACGCGTGTTTCCAATCGGTTCACTTGATCTTTGACAGAACTACCCCCATTTGGCTTTAATTCTGATAGATAGTGTTTAACTAACCATCGAACAAAACCTGTAAACCCTGCAAGCAGAGTCATCAGCGCTACGAAAAAACCAGCCCATTCAGTAACCGTCATAAGACAGTCCTGACTGTTACAGTGAGTAGACCACCAAACCCAGAGAAGTTTCCGCTAGGTGGGGTCTTGCGAGCAAACTGAACTTGCTCAATGATTGCTTGCACGCGCTCTCCTGTTGTGAAGTCCTGGATGTTGATAATGTCACCCTCTGCTTCGATAGTTTCTAGTAATTGAATACGCTCCCACGCACGGCCTTCATAGCCAGTGATTACGTTATAACGGTCTTTCTCAACGTCAAAGCACCATACGGGGAACTGAATCAACCGTTGGCGCTTAGTTGCAGGAAGCGCTTTTGCTTGGAAGCCCTTAAACACGGGTCCTTGACTGGTATCG